CACATGTTCAGAAACTTAAGGAAGGGTGGGGACTTTGCTGTTGGTAGTTTCTATGGTCAGATATGTGACTATCTTGGATTCTATCCTTCGCTGACTGATGCTGGTAAAGTTATGGCTCTGGCAGCCTATGGTAAAGTGAATAAGAAGGTGGTAGATGGGTTATCGTGGCCTGATGTTGTTCAGATGGGTGATATATTCCATGGTGATCAATACAGGCATCTCCTCCTAAGATCTGGTGTCTCTAACATGCCAAATAGGACAGCATTCTTCCCTCAGTTGGAGGGTGAAGGTGGTATCGCCGATCCAGCCTGGAGAGATCCGGAGAAGTGGAAGAGTAAAGAAACTAAGGACATGGCAGCCAACGCTCAGCATATCTTAGAAACTAGCATCCACAATCTCATAGATAAGTTCCATACAGAAATGTCTTCTGTTACAGAGAACTTGTGTTTGGCAGGTGGAACGATGTTGAATGTAGTTTCCAATGGCAAGTTACTCAATACATTCGAGAATATCTTTATACCTCCAGCTCCAGGTGACGATGGCACATCAATCGGAGCAGCTATGTTCCTATGGGATCAGATAGAGAAGGATAGCAAGGGAGCACTTAATACAAGAACAGAACCACCTAAAAGACATATTCATACAGTCAACGAAGTGTTTGAAGGTGGGAAGACATATTCAGTTTCAGATATCAAGGATGCTATAATTGATGCAGAGAATGAAGGCTATGAAGTTTCAAAGTATACAAAGAAGTTACTATACAAAGCTGTTGCCAAGTTTCTCTCAGAAGGCAAGATAGTAGCTTGGTTCCAAAATGGTTCTGAGATAGGCCCAAGAGCTTTGGGTCATAGGTCTATATTGGCTGATCCAAGAGATAAGAATATGAAGGATAAACTCAATAAACTCGTTAAACATAGAGAAGAGTTCAGACCCTTTGCTCCAGTCATATTAGATGAGCATGTAAATGATTGGTTTGATTTAGACAGATCCTCTCCATATATGCTATTTTCTGTTGATGCATTGAAGTCTGGTGAGATTCCTTCGGCTGTCCATGTTGATGGTTCAGCTAGAGTTCAGACGGTAGCTGAACCACACGTGTTGCACAGATTGCTTACTGCTTGGTATGATCTTACTGATATTCCGATTCTCATCAATACATCATTTAATGTAAAGGGTGAGCCTATTGTAGAATCACCCGAAGATGCAGTGGCTTGCTTTCTTGGTACAGAAATTGATGTGTTGGTTATGCATGACTATGTGATAGTGAAATAATGAAAGTCATTGGATTATATGGAGCTATAGGCTGGGATCTTTCCGAGGGTTGGATTCATGGCGGAGGAGCATCTTTGTGGATTGATGGTGAGCACTGTTGTTCGATAACCGAAGAGAGATTGACAAGGATCAAATTTGATGGTTCTGAACCAATGGAGTCTATAAAGTATGTTCTTAACGAAGGTGATCTATCTAGATCTGATATAGACATTGTAGCATACTCAGGTTGTGCCCACTCGTTCAGATTGAAAGCGGCGATCAGTCGCAGGCTTACTAGATTATTTCCAAATGCTAAAGTCGTAGGTATAGATCATCATAGGGCTCATGCCTGTGCAGCATTCTATTCATCACCATTTGAAAAAGCGTCGGTACTTTCGTATGACGGTGCAGGATCTACGTTTCCTACAGCATTGAAGGGCGGGTTGGTTATGGATGATGACGAATATGGCCCAGCGTATTTGTATGAGACAGGTTTGTATGCTCTTGGTGATAAGAGCACTGGGAAAATGTCCACAATATTCCATGCGAAACAAGGATTAAATCTAGGGGTCTTCTCATTAAATGCGGGACAGGTATATAATACCTACTCCTGTTACATTTATAGAAGAATGTGCTCTGATGTGGCAGATAAGATAATGGCAGAAAACCCATACCTCTTAATGGAGATAGCGCCTGGTAAAGTAATGGGGTTGGCTGGTTACGGCGATCATACAAAGGTGGATCAACCATCTCCATTCCATGTGACTGATGACGTATTCTACTTTCCTGAGATACTGTCTGTTGTTGAAGACATGGATGTGCTAAACCCATACAGCCCTCGTGATATAGCAGCTTGGCTTCAATACTCTTTTGAAGAGGGTATCTGTGAATGGCTAGAAACTATACCTGGTTCTCTGAAGGAGGACAATCTATGCATAGCAGGTGGTTGTGGCTTAAATGTTATAGTGAACAGGAAAATCATAGACAGAGGTATTTTCAAAGACTTGTATCTGTTCCCTGCAGCCAATGACCATGGGCTACCTTTCGGTGCGGCATGTGCTGTGATGGCAGATGAAGGCATAGATGTTACACCTCCAGAAAATGTAGCATTCTTAGGTAAACTGTATACTAACAAAGATGTAGAGGAAGCCATTGAATATCTCCTATAGTAAATTAGATCTACTACCCATGATAGATATTGTGGCTTCTGATTTGGCTGATGATAAAATCGTTGGTTGGTTTCAAGGTAGATCAGAGTTCGGTCCCAGAGCCCTTGGCAATAGATCCATATTGGCTGATCCAAGAAATGATTGGGTAAAGGACCATCTTAACGATGAAGTGAAACATAGGGAATGGTGGAGACCATATGCTCCTATTGTAATGGAGGAATATGTAAGTGATTGGTTTGATACAAATAGACCCTCACCGCATATGATGTTTTCTGCTATCTCTACACAACCTGATAAGGTTCCGGGCATTACGCACGAGGATGGAACTTCTAGATATCAGACTGTGAATAAGGAACAGAATGAAAGAGTATGGTTATTGCTAGAATCATTCAGAGTGTTAACAGACGTTCCTATGTTACTGAATACTTCTTTCAATGATAATGGAGAACCTATAGTAGAAACTCCTGAAGATGCACTTAGTACTTTTTTGAATTTGAACATAGACGTATTAGTGATCGGTAGGTATTATTTTAACAAGGAGGAATAGCGTGGTAGAAGAAAACGAATATGTAGAAAAACTAAAATCAAAGCAGCATGATCAAGAAAATACTCTGAACCAACTTTCTGCTTCAATTGGTCAGTTGGAAGTTCAGCTTGAACAAGCAAGAACAAATCTTCTTAGAAATCAAGGTGCTCTTCAAATGTTGAACATCATTATCAAGGAAGAATCACCTGAAGAAGAAGAGACCAAGGAGGGTGAAGATGAAACGCCAACACCTCCTAAGAAAAAGAAGCGACCTGCCAAAAAGGCGGCCAAAAAGAAAGTAGCATCAGCTGAAGAGGAAGAGGAAGAAGAAGACGAGGAACTATAAATGAATGTCTTCATCTTAGGTGAAGCCACCATAGATAGGAATACCTTCCTTGATAAAGGGAAGGCCAAACTTGACACTGCTTATGGTGTGCCAGTGTATAGGGAGAGGTATTCTGTTGATAGGCCAGGATCGGCAGCCAATGTAGCTCATCAGTTGGCTGTTATGTCTATGATGGATGCTTCTGAGGAGCGTTACAAAACACATCTGTTTTCAGCGTATAGCTATGGTTTAGAGCGACTTATTCACTCACAATGCACGCAAAACGCTATAGAGGTGTTATCACCCATGCAGATCGTTAAGGAGCGTTATTTCACCGAAGGGATCTGTGTCCTTAGGATGGATCGAGGACCTGAAGAAGTAGATTCATACAATTCATTTTGTATAGATCTAGATAGGTTGGTCGAAGAAGGGGACATCATAGTTTTGTCTGATTATGATAGAGGCTTTATCGATGAACATCTGTTTGGTATGGCTCTTCACTTGCAGGATAGCCGCAATGTAAAAGTCATCGTCGACGCAAAGAAGATAAAGCCTAATATGAAGGGTGCTTTCATTTTGAAGTGCAATGAAGATACCGCTCTAGATTATGCTGTTGATCATGTAGAGCTTGGCTTTGCCACACCTATGGATCAGATCATACATAATCTCGATGTAGACAATGTGATTGTTACTAGTGAAAGGGGTAGCTGGAGGAAAGCTAAAGGTGAAGGGGTTATTAAAGAGACTGCACATGCAGTTCGTGATCTTGATCTTGTAGATACCTGCGGCGCTGGGGATATGTTTATTGTAGGATTGGTAAGAGCACTTATTATGGGTGCCGATATTACCTCGGCTGTTGGTGAAGGTCATTATCTAGCAGACATATCAACTACACATTTCGGAACCTATGAATTGGAACAAGAACAGTAAAGCCAGATAGCTATCAATCTGGTTCTCCACGGTGCGGGGGTTAAAATTCCCTCGCACCTTTTTTGTGCGATTTCTGAACCATATTTATAGTGATCGGGAATGTAGGTCCTAAAGTAGATAGTCTAAGACATACCCGCCGCAGTACTAAGAGACTAACAATCGCAACGTACATTCGCTCCTAGCTTCAACGCTTCGACGAACGAACTTTATAGTGGAGAAAACAGATGGCTAAAGTCGCCGTATCTCCGGGTGTGTACACCAAGGAGATCGATGATTCATTTCAGCCGGCTGCAGGAGGAGGTGCCATTGGCGCTGCCCTAATCGGACAGACCAAGAAAGGCCCAGCCTTCTCACCAACTATTGTCAGTAGCTTTGGCGAGTTTAAGGAAAGATTTGGTGGAACTGATCCAAGTCTGTATATGCCTTATGCTGCAAAAGCTTACTTGAGAAACGCAAGTACGTTGACTGTCACTAGGATCTTGGGTAGAGCAACTGCAGAATCCGGTAATTCGATTTTGCTAGCCTTCCCAACTACTGGTTCACTGTCAGCGGACGCAGCTACTCTGAGCGCAACCAACACAGTCCTTGGTGTGCTTAAGTTTAGGGGCGATTTGGAGGAAGCACTACTTAGTGGTTCACCTTCAAACTTTACGCTTGCAATTCCTGGCAAGGGTGTTACTGCAACCAATCTTTCTATGACTGAAAGCAGCAATAACTACATCGGCAAGATGCTTGGTACAGATCCTGTCGAATCCAAGGCCGGTGATACACTCACAGCCGTTTATGTAGACGCTGTCTACGACTACAAGGTTGGTGATATCACAGGTACCATTAGTGGTGCTGCTGCATTATCAGAGATGGCAAGCGCTACAGCAGAGTTTACCAACGTTACAGGTGGGTTCTCACCCGCTCAGTCAACCATGGTCGTATCACAAAACTATGGTGGAACTGTTCATAACCTGTTTGAGGTATTCACGCTGGCTGATGGAAATGGAGCAGAAAGAGAAATTAAGATTGGTATTACTCAGGTAGACCTTACAACCACAGCAGCTCCTGAATTTACGGTTGTTGTAAGAGCCTTTGGAGATAATGATCTAGATCCGGTAGTACTAGAGCAATTCACGGTTAACCTCTCACCATCTTCTAAGCAATTCATTGGAAGAGTAATTGGTGACCGTGAACCAGCCTATGACTTCACACAGACACCTCCAGAACTATTGTTCAACGGTGACTTTCCTAACAGATCCAAGTTTATTAGGGTCAAGGTTCAGGATGGTTTCCCAGCAGACGCTAGACCATCTGGATTCAAGGGTGTTCCTAAGTTCGACGGTGGTCCTGGTGTTCCTGACCTTCCAACGAAGCAGGATCATAGGAACCCAGCAGGGGCTGCAGTTGATGCCAACGTCTTTGCTGGTACTGACTTCTCAATTGGTGGTGTTGATGATAGGATCAAGAAGACAACGACAAGCGCTTCTGGTTCATCTTCCGCTGACCCAGGTATGCTGTTCGTATCTTCTACTGCTGATTATTCTGGATCTGCTTCCCTCGCTGCCACTTACTTGATCATCGATCAGGTAGGAAGCAACAGTGGTAACTTTAGCTCGACCAATAAGCTTAGGTTTAGCTTCCCAGTATATGGTGGTTGGGATGGATACGATCCACGTACAGACAAGCTAACCAGTCTCAATGATGGTACTGTCTCGGCAGACTTTGTTCAGGCTATCGATATTCTTAGCAATGATACAGAGTATGACTTTAACTTGATCGCAGTTCCTGGTGTTCACTCATCCGGCGCTGGTCAGGTTCCTGATAGAGTTATCGATATGGTTACCACTCGTGGTGATGCATTCTATATCTTGGATATTTCGGATGCTACAACAACTGGTAGTGGTCTCGCTCTATCAATTGCAGCTGCACAGTCAGAGGTTGATAAGTATGATACCAACTACGCAGCTACATATTACCCATGGGTACGTGTTAATGACGTAGATAATGACAGAATCGTTTGGGTACCACCTTCTGTCGAAGTACTATCCGCATATGCTTTCAATGATAGAGTAGCTCAGCCTTGGTGGGCACCAGCCGGCTTTAATAGAGGTGGTGTAGAAAACGTCATCGAAGCAAGACGTAGACTCACTCAAGGTCAGAGAGATGATCTTATCAGCAAAAACGTTAACCCAATCGCTACATTCCCAGGTCAGGGAATTGCAGTCTGGGGTCAGGATACACTTCAGAAGAAGGCTTCACTCCTATCTAAGGTGAACGTTAGAAGGATGCTTCTTGAGGTCCGTAAGACAATCGCTGGATTCTCAAGGCTCTTCGTATTCGAACCTAACAACCCATCGGTTCGTAGAAGGCTGGAGACGATGATCAATAACTACCTAACAGAAGTTCAGGCAGCTAATGGTCTAACAGAATTCAGAGCTACCTTGGATGAATCGACGACTACACCTGATCTCATCGATAGAAATATGATGAAGGGTGTTATCGCCTTGAAGCCAACCGCCGCAGCAGAAATCATTTTGCTCGACTTTAGCGTGAATTCAAGTGGTGCTGTATTCGATGAATAATTGATTGGGGCCTCTTCGGAGGCCCCTCTCAAAAGTTCGTTTACCTGAATATTTATAGACGTATTGCATACTGAACTTTTTTGGAGATAAAGCATGGCACAGCCCTTTGAAGTCAATACAATGTTGGCTGATGCGTACGAACCGAAGCGAGCTAATAGATGGCTCTTTCAGTTTGATGACGACACAATTCCAACATTCATTGCGCGTGTTGCTTCAAAACCTAACCTGACTGTTGAACCTGTCTCGATCGACTTCATGAACACGAAGAGGTATATCGCTGGCAAGTTTGAGTGGGGTACAATCACTCTCGGACTATATGATCCGATCGCTCCTTCAGCATCACAAAAAGTGATGGAGTGGGTAAGACTTTCTTATGAAAACCTATCCGGCCGTGCTGGATATGCTGCTTTCTATAAGAAGAACTTCTCATTGCTTTCCCTTGATCCTGTCGGTGCTCCTGTTGAACAATGGGATATTCAGAGTGCTTGGGTAACAGAAGCTACATTTGGCGATCTGGATATGGCATCTTCCGAGTTGCAGCAGATCGACATCACAATTAGAATGGACCGTTGCGTATTGAGGTATTAAACAAGGAGTAAAGGTTAAATGGTAGATGAAAAGAAGAAAGATGTAGTAGTTGATTTCACATCAGCAGGTGGACAAGCAGAAGCACCAGAAGATTTAGCGAGAAAGGTTGCAGCCGAACCCAGAGATGAAGTACCTACAGATCTGGTAGCGCTACCAACAAGAGGATTGCTATACGGCAATGATAACCCCTTGTTCAATACCAATAGTGTTGAAATTCGTCATATGACTGCAGCAGAGGAGGATATTCTCACGTCAAGGAGCCTTCTCCGTTCAGGAGAGGCGATTGATATGGTATTGAAGAACTGCTTAGTAAATAAGCTTCTTGATCCTAAGATGCTTTATGGTGGTGATAAAAATGCAATCATGATCTCGCTTCGAGTTAGTGGTTATGGTCCTGAGTATCCAATTGATGTAGTCTGTCCAGAATGTAACGAACAGTCTAGATATCAGTTTGATCTTTCAGCTCTTGAAGTTAGAGAACTTGAACTCGAACCCGTTGAACCGGGTAAGAATGAATTTGAGTTTGAACTACCTACATCTAAATCGGTAGTACATTTCAAGTATCTTACGTCCAAAGAAGAAAAGGATATGAAGGATGAACTTGAAGCTATTAAGAAAAGACAGGGTTCCCCTATTGACAAGACTGTAACTACCACTCTCAAGAAACAAGTCGTTTCAATCGACGGTGATATCACTCCAGCAACCATTTATAAGCTCATTGATAGAATGCATGTTAGAGATTCTAGAGAGCTTAGGAAGTTCATTGAAAAGAATGAACCTGATGTCATTATGAAACAGCAATTTGCATGTAACTCTTGTGGAGCGGCGAATGAGGTGGACGTTCCTATAACGCCCGAATTTTTTTGGCCTGACATCTGAGAGTAAGTTCACTTACGTATATGAAGAAATCTTCAATTGCGTCTATCACGGCAAGGTTGGAACATTTTGGGAAGTATACAGAATGCCAGTATGGTTGAGGAAATGGTGGATTCAAAGACTCAATAAAGAAACCGAAGCAAAAACGCCAGCACCCACACCAGGAAATCAAAGAATGCCAGGGATGCCTCCAATGCCCGGTATGTAAATACAACTATCCTCAGGTAGATTCGTCTATCTGGGGATATTTATTTTAGCTAGCTACTAAGGAGGGATTTCATGAAACAATTTATTGAGCGTCAAGGCGATCGCTATATGATCAGTGAAGGTATTTTCAAGTTCATAAGTGGTGTTTTATCAGGTAAAGTAGATATCGCTGCTACAGATGATAAAAAGCTTAGTGCTAAAGGCAAGGAGCTTAAGATCGCTATCAAAAATATCGAATCGGAAGTAGAAAAGGCCGCACGCAAAGCAGGCCTGTCCGTTGAAGATTATATCCAGAAACAATACGGCTTCGATCTATAGAATAATACATGGCAAAATCTGATGTAAGATCCGTAGCTCAAGAAGTAGCCCAGCAGGAATCTTCCCTGTTTGGGAAGGGAGCGGGCGCTTCGATTGCTGATCAGTGGAGAATCATGGCTGAAAAGCAAGCAGATGCATTAGATGAATTATCTGATATGGGTAGGATGACTACCAAAGCTCTCGATGATCTTCAAGAGCAGATAACCAAAACTACAAAATTAGATAAGGCACAAAAGAAGGATAGACTTAAACTGCTCAAGTCCCAGAAGGAAGTTCAAGCCATGACAGATAAGTTTACCGGTAGCTTGAGTGATGCAGTCAAAGGTGTCACCAAGTTCATGCCATTGGTCGGTGATAAAATCGCAGAAGCTTTTGATAAAAAGATCATACCAAGAATAAG